AGACCTTTTGAATTTAGTTTTAAACTATCTGCAAGAGAAAAAGATGAAGCGGATACTATAAGACAGATTATAAACTTCTTCAAGAAAAATATGGCAGTTAAAAAAAGTAGTGACGGAGTTTTCTTAAAATCTCCAAATACATTTTTTATTGAATATATGTATAAAGGTAAACCTGGACACAAAGGTATTAATAAAATTAAAGAATGTGCTCTTACAAACTGCTCTGTTGACTATACTCCCCTTGGAACTTATATGACTTATGAAGATGGTACTATGGTTTCTTACACCTTATCACTACAGTTTCAAGAACTTGTACCAATTTATGATGAAGATTATACTGATCCAACTCAAATAGAGTACTAAAATGACTAAGCCATATTTCAGACAAGTTCCTAACTTTGAGTATGTCTCCAGAAATCCAGGAGACAAATACATCTCGGAGTATATTCCTGTTAAAAATCTTTTCAAGCGTGGAAAATTAAGGGAAGATATTTTTGGTGATCTTGCATTCTTTGAAAAGTATTCAATCATTGCAGATGAAAGACCAGATAATGTTGCTTATAAATTTTATGGAGATTCAACATTAGATTGGGTTATTCTTCTTTCAAATAACATTCTGAACATTCAATCAGAATGGCCAATGACGCAAAGAACTTTTGATAAGGTTATGTTAGAAAAGTATGGATCTTATGAGGAATTATATTCAGGAATTCATCACTATGAAACGGACGAAATCAAGAACTCATTAGGAATTACTGTATTAAAATCAGGAATTACAATTAGTCCAACTTGGAAAACTAACGGCAACTTTTTAGAAATGGACTCTTCTAAAATTGGTACTATTTTTTCTGGAGATACTATCACACCTTCAACAGAAGTTACTGTTTATTCTGAAAAGGAAATTCCAAACCTAGGAGTTGGAAGTCAATTTACAATAACAAATGTTGTAGAGAATGAATACAATGGAACTCATATAGTTAGTGAAATTATTATCCAAGGAGAAACTGGAGCAATAGCATTCAAATATAATTTACCTTCTATTCCAAATATAGCATTTCCAACATTAGCGGATCCAAAGAAGGAAGAGATTTTATTTACAATTCCAGAATCATCTACTATTGTTGGAAGTTCTTATTACTACGAATACTGGGATGCTGGTCTTGGATATTCTGTTTTAATTCCTTCAACTGCATTTGTAAAAGCAGTTACTAACTATGAGCACGAATTACGTATAGAAGAAGCAAAAAGAAATATCTACTTGCTCAAACCAAGATATCTAAACGTAGTCTTTAATGATATGGATGATATTATGCCATATAAAAAGGGTAGTGTTCAGTATAAGAACACTACCCTTAAAAGAGGTGATAATATCAGACTTTATGAATAATCAGTCATTTGCTAGTTTTGAAAAATAAGCAAGTGCATCATCTTCGTCATCATCATCTGAAGTAATCTTAGGAAGTGAAGGAGACTTACTGCGATTGTAAGACTCTTCAAGTTCTTCCATCACTTTACTTTCACGACTTGGAGTTTGAGTATAAGATTCAAACTCATCTTCCTGCTCAACCACTGCACGAGACTTGGTAGGAGTATTAGTTCCACCAAGACCTAGAACATAATTCATACGCTTTTCAAGATCTTCATAGGTCTTGAATTGATCAGGAGCAGTTACTGCAGATAGAGAATACTCTTTCTTCCAAAGTGCTTCCAGAGCATCGTCATCATCCAGTAGAGGTGCTACACGATCAAACTCAGACTTATCGTAGTTCCAATAACCATCCTTCTTCACGATCTTGATCTTGAAGTTAGCACCCTGCCAGAAATCAAAAGGATTGATCGGATCTTCATCATCAAACTCAGGTTGCATAGCATTCAGAATCTTATCAAAGATCTTCTTACCATACTTAAACAGGAATACCTTACCTTCGTTTTGAGGATTAGCAGGATCCTTTACAACATAAACATTGGAATAGTAAGACAGTTTACGCTTCTGCTTACGAACAGTTTCTTTATCCTTTTCGCTACCGCTGTTCCACAGTCCGCGATTATATTCACTCACAGGATCTTTTTGACCAACGGTAGTGAGTGAGTTTTCAATATACCAACCACCAGGACCTTGGAATGCATGAGAATACATTTTTGCCCAAGGAAGTTCTTCACCTTCTGGTGCGGGCAGGAAACGAATCACTGCAGAACCAACACCAGTTTTATCCATTTCTGGTTTCCAGAAACGGTCATCAGGACCAGTAGAAGTGGTACTCATTTTTTCTACTTGCTTCACAAGTTTCTCAGTCAGTGAACCAAGCGAAGATTGCTTTTTAAGATTTTGAAATGACATTTGGATTACCTCGTATTAGTAGGATTTGGCTCTTGTGTACTTCGTTATTCTACAGGTCAGAACCTGTTTTGTCAATCTGTTCTTTCATTACATCAAGCATTCTTGACATATTATTGAGAATGATATTCATATCAGTGCCAGGAGGCATTCCCATCATAACTGCAGATTCAACAACTCTTTCTTTCATATCAACTGCTTCTGGATCATCAGATAAACTTAGTCTTGTATAAAGAACTTTTTGCTTATCTAAAAGTCTCTCTAGAACTTCAACGTGTTCCAGTTTCTCTTCTTTACTCATCGTAGGAAACTTAAAAATGTTCCCATAGATTTGCTCTTGAAGTTCTGCAATCTCAGTCATCTCTGCACGGACGACTTCGGAACTAAAGAAACTCATTGATCCTCCAAAATAATATCTTTCAAGATTTTACGAAAACGAAATACGTCAATATTTAGGAATGGATTATACTTTTTAATTCTACGACTAACGGTTTCCCACACTGGATCTTGAAGTTTTTTATCAAAATTTTTTGAATAAGCAAAGATTTTATCAAACAAAACCATTGTTTCCAAAGAGACCTGTCCACTTAGATATCTCTTTAGAAGAACTGGATGTCCTTTAGAACATTTAAAGACATCCTCAAATTTATTTTCTTCAAATAATGTTTGACTTTCTTCTTTAAAAATATAAGACAATGATTGTATTTTCTTTTGCCAATTTTGATATCTTGCTTCTCCTTCTTTCATCATCTCACCAATCCAAAGTGATTCTGGATCATTGCAAGATACAAAATTAGCAACAAAAAAATCTATAACTTCTTGATCCGATTTTTGTCGTGAGACCTTTTCAAACCACATCCTGTCCTTCCTTTTGTAAAAAGACTGAATTGTTGCACGACTTTTACCACAGTATTTGTGATAATCATAACTGTCTTTAGTGAAATGATTTTTTAAAGACAAATAACATTTATAAGCATCAAAAGGCATCATTCAAAAAAGTAATATAGGGAAATTTTTACCGGAATTTTTTCCGACCAAAAGTGAATTAAAAAATTAATTTTGCGCGGGAAGTTTTCTTGAGAAAGTTAAGTTCCATTGCTTCGTACTTAATCTTTTCCTTAAGAGGTTTTGAAATAAGTTTGGGAACAGATTCCAAATCAATATTGTTTTGCTCACAGAAATAAACAACCGCATCAATATAATTCATATCAGGATTTACCTGAACAAGACTTTCAATCTCCTGAGCAAACCGTGATGGGCAAAAGAATTTACTTTCAAGTACCTTTTCTAATTCATTCTCCATCTGACCTAGTATTGTGATGTACAAATTCTTTAATATAACGAACTAATAACTTAATATAATCTCCTTTGTTTCTTTTGTCAAATACCTTGACTTCTCCACCAGGAGTAACCATTAATGTGATAAGTTTTTTAACGACTTGTCCTGTACGTTCATAATAAGCAGCAGCATAAAATGTTTCTTGAACAAAGTAGTTTTCAAGCCATTCTTCCGGTTTAATTTTTTCAGAAGTTTTAAAGTCTATGACTGCAAGTTCTCCCTCATATTCCCCAATACAATCCACTCTACCAGCGAGTCCCAGATATTCGGAATATAAAGTCCTTTCAATTGCGTGAATATTATTTATCTTATCAAGATAAGGTTTTGCGTGATGAAACATAATCTTTGTAATTGGTTGATAGTTATTCCAATCCAATTCTTTATTTTCCAAATAATCCTGACAAGCTTGGTGAAAATCTGTTCCTCTTGCTGTTGCT